CTATGAACACTCACAAACACAAGAGAACATTCGCGGCAGCCAGTTCGGACTATGGCAGGCAGTCGTTGAATATGCAGACCACAATGGCAACAGCACAAAAAGTGCTATTGCTACCATCACAGAGCGCAATGACAACATCAAGTTGCGTGCGTTAGAACTACTAACTAAGTAAGGAGAATGCAATGGGTAGCAACACAGCGCAAGACCTAGCAGAAAATGTAATTGATATTCATCAATCAATTGCGTATCATTTATCAGGTAATTTCTATCCGCCAGTTCCAACAACCATGGTTCAGCCATGCGTAGATGCAATCTACGCAGCAGCCGATGAGGATTGGGACTTACTAATCGAACTACCAGCAGGTGTTACCTGGAAAGGTCAGACATCTGCACCTGTTCGCAACATGATTGAACAACATCACCTTGAACCATGGATTGGAAATGATTATGAGTAATACAATCAGCGTACATTTTGACGGCAACACATACAACCATACAGAAGAATCTCTTATTGGTTTGATTAAGTCTGAGGATTATAACAAAAAGTTATCCGAAGAATGGAAAGACAAGTTCAGTACACAACGCAGTAATATCTATAACATTCGTGAAAAAGTAAATGCTTTCTTTAACTCTTACTATTCAGTTGGAGATACAGAAATTACTGTAGAGTTAGATGAAGTTAATGCACTACTAGAAAGTATTGGTGCAGAAACTTTAAAGAAAACATGGTCAGCAGATGTAGTTATCTATGTATCAGTAAACAACATAGAAGCATCTGATGAAGATAGTGTAATTGATTATGTTCAAAATGAAATAGAAGTTAGTTATCCAGGTAGCGGTGACTATCATGTTGAAGATATTCAAGTTACAAATGTACAGGTAGACTGTTAACAACCTTCGCACCGTTTAGTACCCAGATGTTATGCTAAACGATTTGGTGATGGGTGGTCCCGCCATCTGCGAACACGGGACACAATGACTTACGATTTGCGGGCTTAACCTTTCTCCGCTATCGTTAGTCATAGGGCAGGCTGGGTTCTTTGTTCTCCTTGGTTACCAGCCTGTCCTACTAACAAGGGAGCAATATGGCTACAGCAATAGAACGAGATAGATACGGCAGACCCATGGTCATGCCAGTCAAGGGTAAAAAAAAAGTAGCCTACACACGGGCTACTACTATTTCAAATAGTTTAGATGATGCCTCAGCATTAGTCGCATGGAAAATGCGAATGGCAGCACTGGGTTTAACTACCAGACCAGACCTACTATTAGCAATCAGCGCAGCAGGCGAAGACAAAATGGCAATCAACGGATACATAGAAGAAGCAATGGATGCAGCAGGCGCTAGCAAAGCAGCCAATATCGGAACAGCAATCCATGCCCTAACAGAACGCCTTGACTTAGGTCAAGAACTAGGTGTGGTACCAGAGCAATGGGTACCAGACATCCGTGCTTATGAAGAAACAACTAAAGTATTAAACAAAGTTTATATAGAACAGTTCTGCGTGCTAGATAAGTTTAAAATCGCAGGTACTCCAGATAGATTAGTCGAGTATAAAGGTGAGTTATTTATTGCTGACCTTAAGACTGGTCGCATTGACCACCCAACTAACATCGCTATGCAACTAGCAATCTATGCCCACGGCTTGCCGTATGATGTGGACACGGCAACCCGTGGTACTTGGGGAGATGTCAATAAAGAAAAAGCAATCATTGTTCACCTACCTGCAGGCACTGGTGCTTGCAAGTTAGTCTTTGTAGATATTGCGGAAGGCTGGAAGGGTGTACAATACGCAATGAAAGTAAGAAAGTGGCGAGACCAGAAGGGTCTGGCTACTCCATTTGAATAGGAGAATGATAGTGCCTAGCACAGAAGCACCAATCAGTATCAATCTAAAATCAGCAGGTGGTACAGGTATCACATTACGAGCAGAAACAGCAGAAGAATTTGCTGACATGATTGCTAATGGAATCCATATCATCGTAGACGCAGTCAAAGAAGTAGAGGCAGCAACAAAAGGATTAGTTGCTCCATCTACACCACCTCCAACAACAGCATCAATCGCAGCACAGTTTGGTGGTGCTCAATTTGTAGATACAATGGGAGCAACATCAGTTTCTGCCCAAGAATATACACAGCCTACTCAACCTGCACAGGTAAATTCATTGGGCGGACGCAACTGTCCGCATGGCAAAATGACAGCGATTCAAGGCATGGGTAAAGATGGTAAACCATACAAGGGATACTTCTGCCCAGCACCTAAGGGTGCGTTTGATAAGTGTAAGAATCAGTATGTCAATATGCAAAGTCCAGACTGGAATACATTCGTACCAGATGCGGTTAAATGAAAACCCTAAGACGGTCAATAAATAAAGCGGAGGTGGGGGGCGAACCATTGCCCCCTGCTTTTGCAGCATTCGAACGGGCTGGTATTATTCTACGCAGAGCAGAGATTACTCTGGTCGCTGGTACTCCAGGTGCAGGTAAGTCTTCGATAGCATTGGCTATTGCAGCACGCACTAAACATCCAACACTTTACTTCAGTGCCGATACCAACGCACACACTATGGCTATGCGTTTAGTTGCTATGTCTGGAAGAATGACACAGACAGCAGCCGAGCAGTTGCTTAAAACAGACCCAGCCAAAGCAGAACTAATACTTCAAGAGAACAATCATTTGTTCTGGTCATTTGAATCTACCCCAACACTTAAAGATTTAGATGATGAAGTATCAGCATTCGAAACTGTATGGGGTAGAAGTCCTACCCTTATAGTTGTAGATAATCTTATGGACATTGCTATGGATGGGCATGAAGAGTTTCATGGTATGCGAGCAGCAATGAAAGAACTAAAGTACTTAGCCCGTGATACTAACGCAGCAGTATTGGTACTACACCATACTAAAGAAGGCTTTGAAGGCTATCCATGTCAGCCCCGTAATGCCATCCAAGGTCTAGTCAATCAAGTACCAGCAATGGTACTTACTATTGGACAGATGAAACAAGGTGACGACACCTATCTGTGTGTGGCACCAGTTAAGAATAGATATGGCAAGGCAGACCAGACAGGCAACAACTATGTTAGCCTAGCATTTAATCCAGATAGTATGTATCTAGAAGATGTAGCAGTTAGATATCAACAGGAAGGCATAATGTAATGACTGTATTTCAATGTGAGATGTGTAACCAGTGGACTCAACCAGACTACTGCGAAGTTTGTGATACTAAAAACAAATGTGTTTACTGCGACAACTGTCGTATGGAATGTGAGGACTAATGAGTACACCAGGAAAACGGAAAGGTTCTAAAGCCGAAGCCGATGTAGTTAAATGGCTTAAGGCAAATGGATTTCCATATGCAGACCGCCGTATTGCTGGTGCTCAATTAGATAAAGGTGATATCAGTGGAGTTAATGGTGTAACCATTGAAGTAAAAAACCATGTGCGAATGGATTTAGGCGCATGGATTAAAGAGTTAGAAGTTGAGATGAAGAATGATGGTGCTTGGACAGGCACAGTTCTTCATAAAAGAAAGGGCAAAAGTAATGTTGATGAGTGGTATTGCAGTATGCCAGCCAGCGTATGGGTTCTACTGGTTAATAAAGTAATCAATGGACAAGCATAGCATCGCAGATTATCTGCATTTTATTGGCGCATCCGTGCCGACAGAGGGGCACGGATGGCGCAAGATTAAGTGTCCATTCCATGAAGATAGCCATGCATCAGCAGGCGTAAACTTTAAGGAGAATAGATTCAAGTGCCACGGATGTGGTGTCAGTGGAGATACATACGATTTAATAATGTATAAAGAAGGAGGCAATTATCGTGAGGCTGTCCAGTACGCAGAGGCAATTTCTCTTACAGGCAACGCAGCAGTATCAAAAAGATATACACCTAGCAACTCAGTATCTACAAACACGGGGACTATCGGTAGAAGAAGCGAGTCGCTTCCATCTGGGGGTAGTGGAGCATCCACTTCCAGGACACGAAGGCTACGCGGGTAGACTAGCAATTCCCTACACCACTCCGTCTGGTGTAGTGGATATTAGATTCAGAACTATGGTTGACTCAGACCCTAAGTATATGGGTATGCCTGGAGCCAAGACAACTATGTTCAATGCTCAAACAGTATTAACAGCCAACAAATATATATGTGTGACCGAAGGTGAAATAGATTGTATAACTTTAGTAGCCAAGTCTATTCACCCAGCCATAGGTATTCCAGGAGCAAACAATTGGAAACCATACTACGCAAAGATATTAGATGATTTTGAAATAGTTATTATCTTAGCCGATGGTGATGCTCCAGGACTAGAGTTCGGCAAGAAGATAAGTCGA